TTAGGCGTTTTCTCTGAGTTGTGGAACACTCCGGCCACGATCAGGCCGGTCAGGTAGTCAATACCCATGAAAATCAGCAGAGTGATCAAGGCCGCATCCCACCCCCCAAACAAGGAAGCGATAAAGCCCCCCACAATCCCGATCCCGGCGCACAACCCTTCTTTCATGTAAACCATCCTTTCTGAAAATGATATATAAAAACGGCCCCACAAATTGGGGGCCGCTTTTACCTTGTCAAATTCCCGCCCTGCTGGGCCGCTAGGCGGCGTTTTAAGGTCAGGCAATGAAATTTATACTACCAAAGGCAAAAGGCCCTGTAAGGGCCTTCCAGGGGCCTTTATTCAGCTTCCCAACCATATACCCCCGGCTCCCACACATTGCCATCAACGGTGGAAAGCCATTCTTTCCCCTTGTGGGAAACTTTGTCCCCGGTGTTGTAGGCATCGGAAGCGCCCAGGGGTTGTGTCCAGATCGGAAGCCCGGAATCAGTGAACCCAACCTTTTTGTAAAGGCTGGGGGCCGTGTCCGGTGTCCAGTTCTCTTGGGAAGTGTGATCCTGAAGGACGGTGTAAAGCTGGGTTTCCCCATCGGCGTTCACGCCATACTTTACGATCTTTCCGGTGGCGTAGGCTTTGCCGGTAGCCCATCCCTCATAGAGATCGGCAATTTCCATTGCTTGGCTTTCGCGCAGATTCAGCCCATCGGCCATAAGCTGGAAGGCCCGGTTCATCTGCTGGGCCACAAATTCTTTGCGGTTCATTCTGTCACCCCCAGAATAGTGTTCATTAAGCCGTTGTTTTCGGCGGTCTGTTCCGCCAACAACTTGATAAATTCATCTTTTTCATACTGAATTTCATGGTATTGAAATTCATTTTCGATTGGGTTTCCGTTCTGATCCTCAGTCACCGGCTCAATGTCGGTGTGAACAAAAACCGTGTCGGTGCCAACCACCAAAGGTTGCGCCATTTCCGGGCTTCCCCGGACTATGCCCATGTCTTTCATGCTGTTACCGCCTTTCTTTTCTTAATGACATTGATATAATAATCTTCAGCCGCCGCCAAAACAGGGGTAATGTACTTTTCAGCTAGGCGGAAGCTGTCACACCATTTTAGCCAACCCTTATAGCTATTGATCCTGCACCATTCCTTGTAACAAATGCGCTTCCCGCTCTCCCACTTTTCCCGGATCAACACCATGTGTTTCTTGAATCGCTTACAGGTCTTTTTCCGTAGCAGGGTAAACCCGTGGAAGAATCTATAACCGACAAAATCAGCGCCACGGGTGGAAGTGGGGAACACTTGCCAATTTTTCTTTAGGCTCAAGTCAAGGAAAGTTCCAAGGTATTCCATGATTTTCCGGGCAACCCAATGAAGTACCTGTTTGCTATGGTGGAAAATCATAAGATCATCCATATAGCGAACAACATACTTCAAGTGTAACTGTTCTTTCAGCCAATGGTCAAAGTAGGACAAATAAAAATTGGCTAAGTATTGGGATAGATAAGAACCGATCGGAACACCTTTGGGCGGGTGGCTGTCAATAATGATATCCAGCAGGGTCAATAATTCAGGGTCTTTGAATTTCTTGCGCAACAGGCGCTTTAGAATCCTATGATTGATATTTGGGTAAAAATGGTGAACGTCCATCTTGAAACAGTATTGGGTTCCCGGTTCGTCCTTCAGATAGGTGTTCACCAACTCTTGGGCTTTCTTGATCCCACGGTTTGGAAGGGAAGCACAAGTGAACCCGGTGAAAACTTTGTTGAAGATCGGTTCAATCTGAAGCATGATTGCCCATTGAATGATCCGGTGTGGGAAATAGGGCAGTTTCCAAAGTTCACGTTGTTTTCCCTTGTCATTGATAGTTGAAATTGTGTAATCGTCCAGATTTACAGAATAGGTGTGGTTGATCAGCATTTCCCGGATTTCTGAAAGGTATTTGTCCGGGTCGCTGTCAACCATCACCACTTCTGCATAGAACAGTTTATCTTTACGGGCGTTCCGGTGGGCTTCCCGCAAGTTGTCCATGTCACAGATTTTTTCATAGATATTGCCGTACCGCTTCATGGAACACCCCGTTTCCATTGATGTTTTTTGAACCCGAATGGTCAACCTTGAAAGTTAATTTTCAAGTCTACTGATACAGGTGAAATAATTTTTGTGTTCTGCCAAGTGGCCGGGTAGTCACAGCACCATTTATTGTTAAAGCCCCGGCCCGGTTCTGTTGCCGGGGGCCGGGGCAGTAACATCATTCCTAAACATCGAAAAGGAAGGATCAAACATTTGGTGGGTGCCAAGATTGGAATTGGAATTCGAGGTGGCATAATTCACATTGAACTGGAAAGGCCCTGCATTATCTCCATTATTCCAATTACCACTGAAATTGGCGTAATAACTGGCATAAAGATTGGCATTATCTGCTATCTTTTTTTATTTACCAGTCATAATAAGGCCCGTTCTATGGTGGGATAATGGTTGTAATGCTGGAAGGTTTCAGTTTTGTGTTGTGCCACAATCTACCAGTGACTACCCAAGGAAACGGTTTTTAGGCCGCTTTCTTCTTATACATCAGGCGGGCGCCAAGATAGGAACTGGAACCCGAGGCGGCATAATACACATAGAACCGGAAAGGCCCCGCACTATCCCCATCATCCCAAGCACCACCGAAAAAGGCGCAATAACCGGCATAAAGAGAGGCATAATCCGCCCAATGGGACGTGGCCGATCCGGTGGAAGTCTTGATTGTGAACCCGCCTTCATTGGTTCCCTGAATGTCACCCATCCAGCCGCCAAGGTTTTGGGACAAGCCGCTTGCCTTGGTGAAGGGGTAGCTGGAACCATCGTCCTTGAAATCCTTGAAGGCCGTTTTGACGTTGCGGGAGTTATCACAGAAAATCCCATCAATCCACCAAAACAGGTTCCCCCAAAAATCTTCAATGCCAAGGAAACACATTTGCTGTTTGCCGCCCGTTTCGCCGTAACACATACCCTTGGCGTTGGTGCCGCCCGTGTTGATCTTGGCGCTGTTGCCGTTGGTGTAGCCTTTGCCAAGGGCGGTTTGCCCGTTGCGGTTTTTGAACATGATCAGGTACAAACACTGAAGCAGGGTCAGCGGGTAGAAGGAAACAAGCTGATAACCTACCCCCCTTGCTTGGGCCGCTTGCCTTGCGGCGGTCAAGGTGATATCGGTTGTGGGGGATTTCCCGGAAAGAGAATACAACTTGGAACTGATATTGGTTGCCAGATAAGCGCCGATATAGATTGCATCACAATCCCCTTCAGCGTCCAGCCCGTGCGCCCGGTAGCAGTAGCCGGGGGCATTGGGATCATCTGTTACCATAATGGTATGGCTGTTCCCGTCCGTGGTCATTTTATAGCCCAACTTGGGAATCTCAATCATGACATCCCCGGCGCTTTCGCTGTTGATTGTAGCGGCTCCGCCGTTCACCTTTTGGGTCAGATCGTCCGGGTTCAAGTAATACTGAACCACGCCATTTTTCACCACACAAGGCCGGATATTCTTGAAAATGTTGTGATTCTTCCAAGCGTTAAACCCGGTAGCCATTCCCACGGCATCTTCCACATAGGAAACGGCGCTTTCAGAATTGTTATTGCTGATTGTCACTTTTACCCCAACATACTTGTAAAAGTTCAAGGTAACGGTGTAAGGGGCATAGGAACCAACGGTAAGGGTTTCGCTTGCGGTCTGCCCATCTTTGGTGGCGGTAATCTGCCAAACCCCGGTATTGGGCAGATAGAAGGTCATAGCGCCCACAGAAACCCCGGATCGGGTGGTATTGCCATCGGTGCAAGTTACCGTAGAACCGGGATCGGCGGTAATGGTCACGGTGATGAAAGACAGGGTGATTTCATAAGTTTCACCCTCGGTTTCAATCTCAACCGTGGGTTGGTTGGAATCCACCCCTTCAGTGCTTGCCCGAAGTGTCCAGGTGCCGGGGGAAGCAATGTTGAAAGACAAGGCCCCGGATTCATCCGCTATCCCGGTCAGACTTTTTGTGCCGTTGGTGGCAATCACAGCGGCCCCGGCCTTAGTGGTGATATTCAGGGTGGCGCTGAAATAGGCCAAAGTCACGTTGTACCGCTTGGTGGTGTCAACCTCCAAAACCTCAGTGTCGGTCTGATCCCCAAGGGTGCCGGTGACTGTCCAGGTGCCATAGTTGGGCAAGCTGAAAATAATGGGATCATCCCCAGCCACGGCGGTAAGTTCTGTTACACCATCGGAACAGGTTACGGCGGAACCGGCATCCACGGTAACAAAGATTTGCGGCCCGATAGCGGAACCGCCGCCCCCGCCCCCATTGGCGGTGGCCCAGACATCTTCCCCGGTGCCGGAAGGAATTTTCACCTGAAACTGATCATTCCAGTACCGCAACCCATGAACCCCGGCTTCCCCGACAACGGAAAGGGAAGGGTGGCCGTGTGTTAAATCGCCCACTACCAACTTTACAAACATCAGGGTTGTTTTGGACAAAAGCCGCTAAAGCGGCCCCGTGAAGCCGGTATATCTGTGAAATTGAAAAGTTAAGTTCAAAAGCAACCTTTTCCCATCGTTTCCCTTGCATATACCGGGCAATCAAGATATTTCTTTGGTCGAGATCATCAAGCCTTTCAATCCGCTCATATGTATCTTTTTTCCAGTTATCAAGGTCAACTATATCCTGCTGAATTTCCCGTTCAAGTTCATCAATCCGGGCAAAGGTTTCGGCTAACGCATCACCGGGGCCGGAAGTCTGCACCTTATCCGGCTTCAGTTCATAGCTTTGACTGGTCAGTCCCGCCCGAAGGGTGGCAATCGTAGACTTCAACCGGGCGATCAAGCGGTCAGTCTGCTGAACCCTATTCAGATACCGCTTGGCCGCTTGGATCAGTTCTTTATCGTTCATGGTACACATCCTTTCTTACATCTGTTCCATTAAAAAAGTCAAGAATATCAGTGTTTTCAAGGGTTTGGAACAGATGGAACAGATAAACGGGGCACTCTCTATATAATATATATCTATATATTATTTTTTTATTTTATTTTAAGTAATACTGGCATCTGTTCCATCTGTTCCATAGTCCAAAAATCCAGTAATATCAAGGGATTAAAGCGGAACAGATCACCCTATTTCATCTGTTCCGCAACTGTTCCAACCCCTACCGCTGAAGAATATGGGCGGCGATCATATCCGCTTGGTGTGTCCACAGCACATTAGGAAATTGACGAACTGCGGCGGTGTAATGGCTCCATTGTTCACGATCATCAAAAGCGCCCATATGCCAGCGAATACAGGCCACTTCTTCAGCGGTCAGCGGCATCCAAGGGGCCAGCATCAGAACAGACTTTTCCCCATGCCCGGTGTAAAGCTGATCCCGGCTGTCCCGGTGTTTCCAACTGTACTTTACCACCTTTGGTGTTCTTTCAGTGATAACCGGTTCATAGGCTTCCAGCTTGCACAGGTCATGAAACAGGCCCACAATCACCGGGGAACCGGGGCGATCCCATTTCAGGTGGTTCCGATCCGTCAGGATCAGCAGGGTTTCCGCCACGGCCAAGCTATGATTATACAAGCCGCCATCCTTGGCCCCGTGGAATTGGGTGGAAGCCGGAAGGGTAAAAAATCCGGCGTTTTTCAAAAATTTCTTGAAGTTTTCCGAAATTTCCACCCCGTTTGCGGTCAAAAGGTCGAAACAATCTTGAATTTTCATGGTGTTTTACCTCCAAAATCTGAATTTTCCACTTCATCCAGCCTATCACAGCAGATTTGAAAATAGCCGGGGTCAATCTCCCAACCTATGTAATGCCGCCCACTATTTACAGCCGCAACCGCCGTAGTGCCGCTCCCAAGAAACGGATCACAGATCACTTGGTCGGGTTCGCTGAACATTTCAATCAACTTTTGAACTAATTCCGTGGGCTTTTGCGTGGGGTGGTATCGTTTATCCTTGCTGTCAGTGATAAACCCCTGTTGCTTGAACACAATCCGCTTCACAGGCTTTTTGAACGTGGTATAGATCAACTCCCCATCCGCAAAAGGGTTTTGAAAGGCCACGTCCCCTTTCTTATCCCAAAATATCCAGCAGTTTGACGGTGGGAGTAAATGCCCAAAGTAGTTGCCGCCAAAAATAATCAGGTTCCGGGCAACTCTGAACATTTCACTGAACAATTCAGGGGGGGGGATCATGCCATCCCACCCCCCGGCATATCGCCGGTTCTTTGCGGCTCCAAACCCGTTTGTTCCCTTGTCCGCCTTTTTTCCATAGGGCGGATCAGTCAGAATCAGGTCAATGGCCTTGTCAGGCAGGGCCTTCAGCCCCACCAAACAATCCTGATTGAAAATGGTGTCAAGTTCCATCTGTCCCACCCCCATCAGGTTTTTTCCAGCGGCGGGGCGATTGCCCTAAAGCCCGTTCAAACTGTTTCCGCATACAGGAAGCAGTTTCATTCACCACTTCATTGATCATGTTCCAACATTCAGCAGTCAGGAGTCAGGAAAGCCCCAACCTGAACTTGGATGTTTTCGGGGGTGTCAGGAAAATAGGTCTTTACCATGGACAACGCCCGGTTTTCTAAATCCATCATCTGTATTCCCTCCCGGTTCTTTTATCCCGAATTTCAATTCTGTTTAGCAGTTCAAACCCGGCCAGCTGAATAATATACTTCAGCACAAAGATCAGGGTGTTCAGGCGCTTTTGCTGTTCCGTTTCTCCCCGGATCACAGGCTTCAAACCTTCATAGGCCGTAGGGTCTGCATATCCTTCCCCATTCTGCCAAGGTTTAGGCATCTGAATCACCTTCTTCCTTGTACCACGCATAATCTCTTTTGCAAAGCAACATTCTTTAATGCTGAAGCTGAACACGCTCTTTTTCCGGAGTATGTAACACACATAAACCAATGTGGAAACGATTTGAGAAATCGCTGTCGCAATCGCCGCGCCAGCTACGCCGAGGTTCAGTGCGTAGATGAAAACAGGGTCTAATATCACGTTCAGCACCGCGCCAGCCATTAGCGCACACATAGCCGTTTTCGCCGCCCCCTCGCTGGAAACGATGTTGTTCATGGTGACATTGAACACATTAAAAATGGAGAACACGATATAGATGCGTGTGTAAGTGATTGCATAAGGCATCACACTTTCGATTGCGCCAGCTTGTTCCAAAATCGGTTCCAGAAAGATAATAGAGAACAGGATCACGACTGCCCCAATGGAAACGCCGCTGTATATGGCTGTACTTGCTACCTTGTTCGCCGTGTCCTTATCGCCCCAGCCCAGCAGCCTGGATAGATAGGCGGCAGCGCCATTTCCGAACAGCAGGCCCAGGCCAACAACAATCTGTCCCAGGGGAAAGGCAACCGTGACCGCGCCCATGTGGTCGGTTCCCAGCCCGCCTACAAAATAGGTGTCTACCAAATTGTAGAGGGCGTTAATGAGCATACCAATCATCGTTGGGATGCCCAGTGCCAGGAGAGCTTTGGGAATGGGCGCGCTCCCCAAAAGCGCCATTTTTTTGTTTCCGTCCATAAATTGCTCCTTTCTCTTGACAGCCAGAGTCATGTGAAGTAGTATACTTTATAGTAGCTGCCAGTCAACACATACTACTATAATTTATAGTACTTGTCAAGTATGAAAGGGGAAATCTTCATGGCAACAATAGATTTGATTGTCCTTGGGATGCTTAAAAAGCAGCCGTTGAGTGCCTACGACATTCAAAAGCTGGTAGAATACCGCAACATTTCAAAATGGGTAAAAATCAGCACACCTTCCATCTATAAAAAGGTCATTCAGTTAGAAGAAAAGAGTCTGCTCCAGAGTGTCCTTGTGCGGGAGAATAATATGCCGGAAAAGGCGGTTTACTCGCTGACAGACAGCGGTGAACAGGAATTTGAACGGCTCATGAGAGAGCTTTCCGCCCAGCCTATCCGTATGTTTCTGGACTTTAATGCTGTGATTGTAAATCTGGACAGTGTTCCTTTGGAAATGCAAAAAACTTGCATTGACAGCATTGAAAAAAATGTGCAGGATTTGAAAACATATCTGGAAGAAAACCTTCGGGAAAAAGAAAATGCGCCGGAGGTTCCGGAAATCGGTATGGCGGTTTTGCGTCAGCAATTTGTCTTGGCTGAAACGATCGGAATTTGGATTGAGGAATTGAAAAAGCGATTTTAGGGGCTAATTCTCAAATGCGCAAAAGGGGCAGGAAACCACGCATTATTGTGGTTTCCTGCCCCTTTTTCTGTTATTTCATAGTGCAAGTGCAAAATGTCAGCAGCCCGCTTCACAATTTAATTTGTGGTCTTGTCCATATCAGTGACCTGTCTTTTCCAACCTTTGACGGCTGCTTAATTCCTGTCGCCTTCCGCTTTGCATGGACTTTCTGCCAGAGTTCCTCACTGACAATTCCTTCATGCTGTCCGTCCTCTAAAATATAATCATCAGTATGGACTTGCTTATATTCGTTTTTTGTTCCCTTAACCTTTTCCCGTGTCCTCCTGCCATAAGCAATTTTTCCACAGTAAACAGGATTGTCTAATATCTGCCGTATTAAATGATTGCTCCATGTTTCTAACTTTCCGTTCTGACGGGGTATTTTCTTTATGCCTTGCAGATTTAGGTATTTCGCAACACCACCAAGCCCTATATCTGAGTTCCCAAACTTTTCAAATATAATTCGGATTGCTTCTGCTTCGGTTTCCTCTATTAAAAGCTGATTGTCTTTCAAATAATATCCATATGGAGCAAAGCCGCCGTTCCACCCTCCCTGCCTTGCTTTTTCCCTGCGCCCGTTCATGGTCTGTTCAATGATATTTTCCCTCTCAATCTCTGCAACCGCTGACAGGACAGATATGAGCAGCTTTCCGCTTGTCTGGGATGAGTCAATCCCCTCTTCAATGCAGATAAGGTTTATCCCATAGGACTGAACAAATTCCAATGAATTTAAAATGTCTGCCGCATTTCTTCCAAAACGTGAAAGTTTATAGACAAGGATATACTCTATTTCCAATCCATTTTTTATGTCGGACAGCATTTTCTTAAATGCGGGTCGCCCCTCAATTGACTTCCCCGATTTTCCTGCATCTTCGTAGATGCCGACAACTTCCATTTCCTCACGGTCTGCAAACCGTTTCAAACTATTCTTCTGCCCCTCAAGGCTGTATCCGTCAACCTGCATCTCTGACGACCAGACGAATAGACGTAGAGGAAAACGCCGAGAAAAACAGGGAAAATGCCCGATTATCTGTCAAAACT